AGCTTAGGCTTTAGATATCGCTCGGCTGCATTCTGTGGCGGAGCCTGTCGCTTAGCACGCTCTTGTGTATCTAGGATGCTGCCAACTAACTCACCTTCAACCTGGTAGCCATGCACTTCATCCAATAGCTTCTCAACCCTCGCTTTAAGAGTTTGGTTTTCTTTTGTAAGATCACGATTGGTATTGATGATCTTCTGAAATCGATTCTCACTGCGAGCTGATTGTGGAGCTTGCTCATGATTCTCTGGGAGCTCTTCAGCACCCGACAGAATTCGGTCAATAAGCTCTTTGCCACTTTCTACTTGCACCTCTGGCTGCGGTGTAGTTTCTACAGTGAGAACAGCAGGTGCTGGCATCAGCGCACTCATGTCATAAGCAGCTGGCAAATCTGTCTTAAGGTCTTCGCTTGCATCCACAGCAGGTATTGATGCTGGCACATGAACGGCGCCCTTCACCATTTGTAATACTGACTCTTCAGTCTCTAACTCCTCCAGCTCGTCTAGATCCTCAAGCGCTTTCGATGTCGCTACTGACTTTGGAGCTTCTGCCTTAGATTCGTCTGGAGCTTTACTTAAATCATCCAACAACGCTGTAGCCTGGGCCTGCTTTTGGTTTTGACGCTCTTGCTCTTGCTGCTTTGCCAATAGCGCAGCAACTTCAGCGGCAGCTTGTGCAGCTACTTCCTTCTCCTTTTTTTCTGCAAGCCTTCTTTCTAGGTCTTGCTGGCGAGCTAATCTAGCAGCCTCCTTGGCTGCAATGACCTTGAGCCGCTCTTCTTCTTCACGGGCTGATTTTTCCGCAGCCTTGCGCTGCTTTTCTTCTTCGGCAGCTTGTCTTGCTTTGGATTGTTCGGCTAATTCAATGGCGCGATCTTCCCTGGCTTTATTGCGTCTTGCAGCTGATTCGGCCGCATGTTTTTCATAAGCCTCCTTTTCTAGGCGCTCACGCTCTCGCTTGGCTTCACGGTCTTGTACCCGCTGAATAGCACCGCTATTAGTCATCACTCCAGAACTAAAGTTTTTCACTTCTTGCATCTGCTGTCTCCTCTTTTGATTGTTGTTCTGTACTGCGCTTGTCTCCACCCATTTGCCACATCCGATTCATTAATAGATCACTGTTGATATCTACGTATCCCTGCGCTTGTTTTTCTACGTTCGGTATAAATAGATTTGAATCGATACGATCGTCATATCGCAAGAGAGTCTCTTGTAGGAGATTACGGATATGTTCGTAGTCCATGCCTCTTGCTTGTAGGTTCTGCATCTGGATGGATAGATTTGTAATCATGGGTAAAACTTTGAGCCAACTCTCTTTATCTTCTATGCCATCTGGTGCGCCGGTGGTGCCTGCTCTTATGCGTAGATCGACCATGTCAAAGATTCGGTCTTTGGTGAGTTCTGGCCAGTCATAGGTTTTCTCCATGGTCATGACGAGTTCGCCATTGATCATGGTGGTCTTAGTGCTTGGTGGCCCCATGTAGCGCTCTACCTGCTCTTTGGTGAGTTCTTGCAAAAGTACCTGGGCGCTATATTGGGCAATCTCTTGCAACCAATCTTCTATCTGGTCTTTGAATTCAAATACGCGCCCAGATAAGGCTCTTTGCAAGATGTTGGCTTCGGTAGCTGTCTTGGGTCTTACTACGGTGGAGCGCGCAGCATCTTGAAGGCCGGTGACCTGCTCCCAGTCATAACGTACAGCACTGGTGTCATAAACAATAGGATCGATCTTAGGATGGCCTCTAGGAATGATGACTTGGTTAAGAGGTTTGCCTTCAGTATCGACAATCGTGATCTCGCCGAATCTTGAATCAGAGTGCTTCTTAATGGTTTTTTCATTGATATCGGCAGAGGCTACCCATCCGGGTATACAGAGATCACGATGTTGGTTGAATCGATCCCTGGCTTCGTTGTGTTCGTCTTGCAAACGCTCGGTTAGATCCACTAGGCTTGGACCAACGAACTGACCATCGACTACTTGGTAAGGCAATAGAAAGAATGGGTACCAGCGCTCTCCGGCTCTTGGCGGTGAATAAGGCTCACGAAGCCACTCAGTCGCGCCCTCCACCATCGTATAAACACGCTGGGTAGCTCTATCCCAGATCTCTAGTACTGCGATTTGTTGATCATCAGTCACCGGGCCAGAACCAGCATTCATCTGCATCGAGGCTAAGCGTTTAGCCTTCTTGTGAGATGGTTCACCTTGGCCTGGTTGGTAGATCTTGGCATTGGCTAAGTTCTTTTTGTAGAGTGCTTCAGCCTGACCACGCTTCATGGGGATGATTTGGCAAATCCAGTCAGCATCGGTGTAATCCCAGAACTCACAGATAGATGGGTCGATGAGTAGATTTTCCGTGAGGACTCTGTCAATTACTAATCCTTCAGCGGATTGGACTTCTGACTGCTCCTGTAGTGACTTAATGAGCTCTTCTAGCTCTGCCCTCTTGACATCATGATGATGACGTTGGCTACCCTCTTGGAGGTCTCGCGCTAGTTCCTCTTTAGCTAGGAGGTTTTCTTGAGCATCGTTAATACGGCTTTGGATATATACATCCTTGCTTGGGTCTCGCTGATACATCACTTTCAGAATTCCGAAGCTGCAGGTCAGCGCTGCCCTTACAGTGGACTTGGCTCGATTCTTTAATTGAGCATGCTCTAGGGCTCTATTGGTTGCCTTCTCCAATGTTTTGCAGAAGAGTTTAATGTCCGCGCCCGAGTGGGTGGGTGCTGTTGATATTTCTGGATTTCGTGCATACACGTTAGGCAGCACTGCGGAGATGGTTCCGTGTATGAGGTTGGCTCTCAGGCTATAGAAGTCTTTGCCAGTGGGATCTGCATTCCAATTAAAGCCAGCTACAGTGTTGCGATTGTGTCTTACGCGCTTATGGAATGTTGACCAGTGAGCGCGCGCATGCGTAATGCGGGCGGTCCATTTTTGTTGAAGGGCTTTGGAGTCTTGGGGCACATCCTATTTATAAGGCGAATGAGAACCTGAAAATCCTTTATCTTAAATAAATCTTGCTTCGCCCAAATGATAAATAACTGTATAGTTAACAAATCTAATATTAATAACGATATATGGCCAGCCGCTCCGAAAGACACATTCAATTTTTTGACTTGGTAATTAAAGCCTACTCAAGAAAAGAAGAATTCCAAAACTTTGATGGACTAACCCCTCCTTCTGCACTCAATCTATTTAAAGCCATTGAAGCAACCCACAAAAAAGGAAGGATCATTATTCCGATTGCAAAGGGGTATAAGTCCGTATATTTTCAAGACATCAAAATTTCTAAAGAGTATGCAACGCTATTAATTAACTTAAGTGATCGAGATGCAGCAGATCCAGCATTCTCCGACCCAGTTGCCGGCTCCAGAAGGTTTGCAAGAAGGCAGAAAGAGGAAGGCGTGGAAGGTTCCGCCCACGTAATCATCAAATTTCACCCTGGTAGACCTGACACCTATTCACTTGTACTAGAGAGCACTCCAGGCCTACCAAGCTCTAGAATCCAAAAATTTCTAAACCTATATCTGCGGAAAGCTAAAACATATTTTCCAGAAAAATTTGTCTGCGATGATCCAAGTGGAACAAGAGATAAAAACGGGGCATTTAAGAAAATCCCAATTAACGTTCGCATATTGTTATTGGGTCAACCATCGGACCAACTAACTAACGATATCAATAATGGCACCTTAAGTGGAATCGAAATAATATCTCCACAAGTTTCCAAGACTAACTGGGATGAGCGTGGCTTTGTAAAGGATAAATTACTAACTACCACCCTAGATATTTCAGAATTGAAACTCCATAAATCTATTAAGAATTGGCCCATTCTTAAACAAATTTTTAAAACGGCAGAAGATAAAGCAACCGGCGTTAGAATTAAATTTAAGACCCTATCCGGCGTCTCCAGGAGCATTGTGATCGACCCAAGGTCTTCTGATTCGGTTAAGGATGATGCTTATATTAAAAAAGAAATTTTAGATAACTTCAATCACCCCTTGGAGTCAGCATATGATGAAGTTCATTCTGAGCTTGCAAC